ACACAGTTGTGCCATCCGACCTAAATCCAGAATGTTTAATTACAATAAATTCTAACATATCACCAGCCGCTGACCTTGTTGGTGTTGTATGCCCTGCCGAACCTGACGTTCCTAAATAACCAACGTCAGCCGGTATTAAAACTTCATTAGTGGTATCTATATCATTTACATAATAAATCCATTTAGAATCATCCCCAGCCATATCGTTTAAATTATAAGTTATAGTACCGCCAACAGATACTTTTATATCGTCAGGTAAAACATTTGCTGAAACATTTACGGTTGCCTTATTTGCCGCCATATTTAACTCCTCTAATTATGATAATGCCTGTAATCCTTTGTCGTAATCAGCCTGCAACTTAGCCTGCTGTTTTTCATACCAGCTATATTGGGCAGTATCAACCTGTAATCTTGATTGAACTTCATTAATATAGCCTTGAGCACTTTGCACCAGCTTACTTACCTGAGCCTGATATGATTGAAGTTCATTTGAATATTTCTGAATTGTACTATTGTTATCTGCTACCAACTTTTCCATATTTTTATTGCCATTAGCAATAGCTACCTGCAAATCTGAATTATGTTTTGCCATCTCTGCCTGAACATTAGCTTGGTATTTAGCGTTTTCCTTATTGAATTCAGCCTGCTCATTCTGGATATTAGCATTATATTCGGATAACTGTGCCTGTATCTGCTGTATTTTTGTTGATGCAAGCTCAGTATCTTCATTTGTATCAAGGTGTGTATTAACCTGAGCAAAATCTAAACCAACAACAGGTTTTGTAAATGTAGGAACACTGCCACCTATACCTGCTTTACTTGGAGCAGTCACATCCGCATAGCTTATCGTATTTATATCAGGGGCAACCGGAATATTAATATCAGTAACAATTTTATCAAGCTCTGTATTTATTGCTGTAAACGCTATTGAAATATCATCAGAATTATTCAATGATACAGACTTGTTCCCTAAAACATTCTGTAATGATTTAACAGCACCGTAAAGCACAACAAGATGTTCAGCTTCATTTGGGAAAGCTGTAATGGCACTGGCACCATAGGCTACCGATGGATATGCAACCGCAGAATAGGAACAAGAGCCACCTGAAGGAAGAACATCTAAAGCGTTGTTATCTATAAAAAATACAGGGTCTGTTATAGTAGCATAAGCCATATCTTCAGGGTCTGATACCCTACCCTTATGCTTAGCTGGTATCTTTCTGCAAGGCTGACTTATATCACCATCATTTCTAAATACATTCAATATTTTTCCAGTAACTAACGTATCAGCACTGCCAGATGTAAATGTATTAGACGATGCACATAAAGGTAGAAGATGACCGGGTAAACTATTAATAATCTCTTTAGCACCATCTGTAAGAAACTGAGTTAATTCATCTTGCGTTGGAGCACTGCTTCCATCTATTGTCAGGCTTGTTAATCCTTCTACCTGTACTTCAAATGTTGCCATCAGGCACTCGCTACAAAAACTTCAAGATTAACAGCACTACCATTAGGTCTACAAGATATTTTACCAAGGTCTGTCATTGTACCAAAACTTGGAGATGTATCAGCTTCAGCCAACAATAAATCATCAGCACTCCCAAGAATGTGGCTCTGACCAGCGGCTAGAGTTACTTGATAATTTGTAGCGGCTCCAGTTAATCCTATCTCTACAGCATTAGAGCTATCAAGATTTGTAATTCTAATATATTTTGAATCTTCTACATCTACAGCACCATTCGCACCATAAACATTGGAATTAAATACAACAACTGTAGTTGTCTGACTTGCCGGACAGGTTACTATCCTTTTATAAATCTCATCAATACTTGAAATCTCCAAAACTCTTTTAGAACCATAATCTTGATTATCAAGTACAATATCTTCCTGTATCTTAACTTTTAAAGTACCAGCCATTATTTCTTCTTCCTTCTACGGGATGTTTTCTTACCGTAAGAGACCTTCTTACCTTTTTTCTTGGCATAAGCCTTGGCTTTCTTTTTACCAGCCTTGGTATATGTAAAATGTTTTTTACCAACTTTAGGCATAACCAGCCTTTTTATTTCTTTGTTTTATATCTTCTTCAACAGTTGTTGCTGAAAACTCAATATCAGTTCTCTTGCCAATCTCACTTATCATGTAAAGGTTAGTTGTAAACTTCGACTTAGAAGTCTTGTTACCACAACTCTTGCAGTAAAACCAACCATTAGGATTAGGCGTTTCGCAATGCATACAACTTTTCATAATTCTTTGAGGGTTTCGGGAGCCGCCTTTTATTGACAGCCCCCACAGTACCCAAACACTGTTAACCTTTATTAATTCAGGTTAGCTAATGGTAATATGTGCAACATCATGTGCTGTAGCCTGAGCATAAAAATATGCTCCATCACAGAACAAATCAACTCTATCTCCAAGCTGTGCACCACTAATGAATACAATCTCGTCAACTGCTGTTGAATCTGTGGAAGAACCTGCTCCCCCATCTCCACCAGAAGTATAGCCAACGATAGTATCTTCACCTGTGTTGTTTGCAATCGTAACAGCATTAGAACCGACATCAGTCAAGAGGAATGTCACATTCCAACCCGGAGTAACATCCTTCACCAGAGGAAGAGTAATTTCGTATGCACCACTATCTTGGTCAATACCAAATACTTTTCCTGAATCTGCATCATCCAGAGTTTTAGCAACCGCTATAACCTGAAACTTAGCCGCAACATCACCAACACTACTGTTATTGTTTAAGTAATCACTTCTCATTTTACACACCCTCCAAGTTAATCAAAGCATGAGTTTCAGGAAGAGAAACTTCAAGACCTGCTTCTGTTAGAATCATGTCTTTTCTCAAATCCTCATCAGCCGCTTGGACATTGGTTTCAATCGAAGTATCACGATTAACACCGTTACCAACAAGTGGTCGATATGAAACGTGATCAAGATCAACAAAACACATGTGACCTGAAGCATTGTTCCTGAACAACGGTTCTTTAACAATACTGCAATCACCGTGAACAGTCTCAATCTTCATAATCTTATGCCCGAATGCACCCTGACTTGCAGAAAAATTATATGCAGTCTCAGTTGCAACCATGCTATTTTCCATAAACCCACTTAATTTATTAAAGTGAGATACGACTGGAAGAGAAGCTAAAACGAGCTTGTTTGAAGAACCTCCACGAGCAGGGTCATACATTGTCTCAAAGGCAGTAAGTAAACCATCATAAGTCAGTTCACTTGCGGCATATGAAGCCAAGTAAGGAACACCTTCTGAGTAAGTCCCAATAGTCCCATCAGTTGTCGCAGTACCATTGACAAGAACATTGCCTACAATACCTTCAGTGTATTGAATCCCGCCTTGAGAGCCTCTCATACCAAAGAGCATAGCCCTTTCGATATCAACCTTGTGCTCACGAAGCTTTAGGTTCCAAAGACGTTGCCATTCATCAGCATAACCACGATAAACTGTAGCACGTGCTGTGTTTGACATTTCACAAGCTGTCTTAAAGATTTGGGTATAACCATAATCATTATCCAGTTCTTGTGACCATACATCTGGAGCTCCTGAACCTTGCTCATACGATGTTCCAATAACAACACAATCACCATTATCATCAAGTGTTGTAGTACCACTGCCAGCACTGTTGGCAATCGTCTTTACAACAATGGTTGTATCGGAGCTGTTTTGAGTCACTGATTCTATTCTAGCTGTAGCCTGTGTGATAGCCTCAGTATCAGCACCACCACTCAAATTGACGTTCTGTGCAAATTGAACTACCATACCCTTAATGAGCCAGCTCACAGCGGCACCAGCACTAGTGTCAACAAGTAGCGATGTATTGCTTCCTGCCGCCGCTAATGTATCGGCACCTTTGATTTTAAAGCTTCTATCAGTAATAGAAACTTTTGTTCTGTCTTCTAAAAACCGGAATTGTGAATCCGTAGTTGGAACCTTTCCAACTTTGGACAAGTAAACAAAAAATGGAGACTCTTCTGGGGCTAAATCAGCAACTCTATCACTGAAATCATATAATCTACGTGATGGAACCGTACTGTCAATAACCGCACCCGGAGTACCAAATTTTACCTGCCCACTATTATAAGTAGCCATTCTTTTTTCTCCTAGTTATTATTTTAATACATTTGCTCTACTTCCTGCATTAACTATGGAGTTCCACATTTCATCAGCTTCATTTTGTTTTTGTGCTGGTTGACCTTGCAGAACTCCAGCAGTACGTGGAGCCTGTTTTGCGGCGTTAACCGCATCTAGTGTGTCATTGTTAGCAACCGATTGACCATCCTGCATTTGCCAAAGTTTCACCAGATTATTTAAACCTACCTGTTCCTTTGGCTGTGTGGTAAACTGGAGAAAACCCTGAATATCATTGTCTGACATCTTATACTTTCCACGCAATTCGTTCACAGTATTATTCAACTGCATTTCAGTCTTCATCTGTTGCTGTTGTTCAGCCATTACAGAACCTAATCTTTGATTCACTAACGTTTCTATTTTATTGTTTACGTATTTTCCTGAATCAGAGCTTTCATCTGTAAAAGCATCCCACGGATTAAAATCATCTTTATTGACTTCAGGCTCACTTTTATGTTGGGATTGTGGATTAGCTATACCATTTTCAAGAACCTGTACAAGATCAGGTCTCTGCTCTAATAGATTAAGTATTTGAGCACCTTGTTGCAATTTAGCATTCTCGGCTTGTGACCGATCATACATAGATTGAAACTTCTTGGCCTCTGCTTCATGATCTATTAAAGTAGCTGACTCATCTACTTGTTCCTGAACAGCAACTGGCTCATTAAAACCAGCTTGCTCGTTTCTGATATCTTCCACGCTACCATCACTCATTACTGGCTGATCGTTTAAGACGTTTACATCCTGTTGTTCTAGTGTAGACATAGTTTCTCCTTTTGATGTCTCTAGGCTTCCGGAGTTGAACTGACTTTTCTCTGAACATCTTTCAGATTATTAGCCAATTTCTCCACCTCAAGCTTCACCTCATTCTCTAGTTTTCCACGTTGCACCCTCCTATCTGCCTTAGATTCTGAGGACACCTCAGATAGACGAGATTTAAACTTCTCAACCTCGACTCTTTTTCTATCGCTGACAGATTCTCTTTGGGCTGTCTGCAAGTCACCCTGCAAATTCTTTATTTGTCCTTCCATTGCCTGAATCTGTTGTTGCATTGCCTGCTTCTCTTCTGTCCTACGCATAATGCCTTCTTTATCAAACAATTCAGGATTCTTTTTCAATACTTCGTACCGGTCAACTATTCCCATTTGGAAAGCCTCTAAGTAAACTGCAAGCTCTGCATATTTACTGGACGGCATCGTTGAACCCGGCTCAATTCTTATGTCATGCTGATCTAATGCATGTTTTTCCTTCTTTAAATCTAACACAGCACCAGAAACATCGGTATAGAAATTAGCCATAACTTCTGTTATATTGTTATTTGGCTGTGCTAATCTGAAAATCTTTTTATAAGTATAGTGTCCTTTGGACAAATTATATAAAACCTTACCCAGTTTATTAATACTAAACTCTATGTCTCGAAGTTTGGACTTTGGCCTTTCACTCCCCAATGCAATCATCCTTTCTGTAGCTCTCATTGTCTCAGGAGCTTTCTCAGCAAAGCCATGCATCATTTCCGGTAAGCCAAAGATAAAGTCAATATAAAACTCTGAC